CCTCGGTCAGCACGGTTCGCTTGGGCCGCGAGCCCGGAACGTCGCCTTGTATCAGCCCCAACCGGATCAGGGAGAGGGTGGCGTGCACCTTCGCCCCGCCGTCGCGGTGGACGTCGACGGCGCGGTCGATGTGGAGCAGCAGCAGGTCGCGCTGGCTGTTCGACAGCGTCGAGAGGAGCGCGCTGGTTTTCGCTTCGGACCAGTCTGGACGCAGGGACATGGCGAGACTATAGCCCTGCCGGGGAAAATTTGCTACACCGGATTGCGGCCGGACCTGCCGACGGCTAGAGTCGGATTCTTTCAAGGAGGCGAAACATGAAGCCCACGATCCTGATGCTCGCGCTGGCGCTGGCGACCCCGGCAAGCGCCGGGGAGGTGAACACTGTTTTCTTGGGAACCACCACCGAAAGGCGTTATTGTACTTCACAAACCCAAAGGGGTATACTCCGGGTTGAAGGAGGCGAATCGTGACCTCCGATATCCGGGTTCGCCAATCTGGCGACAATACTGCGTTCGTTGGGCATCCCGGCAGGCTCTGGAGCCTATGGGACATCATGCGTGAATTTAAAGCGAACCACCTCGCCTTTTTACACGGTGATATATCGGCCTGGATTCAGGGCATATCGCCAGAGCATGAACCCTTCGTCCCAAAGCAAGCGCTAGATATCTGCGTGAAAACGCAAATTGCTGTCTCCACTCTTTTTGCCGTTTATTCCGAATTGCCAGAAACTGAAGCGCTGATCCAGCGCATTTTGTGGGACTTCGTTGTAAATCCGGAATTGCCTTCCGACCAATGGAAGTATCGAAAGGTCAAATCCGAAATATTTGTCGCGCATATGCAGCACCTCAAGGACTTGATGCAAAGTGAGATGGATAAAAAGACCTTCCTGCTTATTACTGGCGACAAGGGGAAATTCTACAATAATCCCGAAAAGACAAAAATTAGTCTATTCGGTATCGGAGTAGACCATGCATTTCCATCTGCTTTTACCAACATTATAGAAGCCGGAAATTGCATCGCGTGCGAGCGCAACAATGCCGCCGCCTACCATTTGATGTTAGTGGCCGAAACTGGAATGCGTGCGCTTGCGTGGGATCGCCGAGTAGTTCCAAAATCATTCAAAAGGAAAATCCCAATTGAGCTTGCGGAATGGGGCGCCCTGATCGAAGGAATTGAAAAGGAAGTCTCAAAAATTTCTGGTTGGCGTCGGACTCTCGTGAAAGCTGAGGCTGAGAAGTTTTATAATGCGGCTATCATTGAATTGCGTTCCTTCAACAACGGCTGGCGCACTCACGTCATGCATGGCCGTGCTGGAAAAATCAAAAACGATGAAATCTTAGCTCTATGGGGTCACGTTCTTCGCTTCATGCAGACTCTCTCCGCTAAGATTTCTGAGGAGGTGCGGACTCCTTTGGTTTGGAAGGCGGCACGATCTTAGTAAAGGCTCGCTCGAATGTTTCTGCGCCTTCCTTTTCATCAATGCCAAGATCGCGAGCGGTTTGCTGAAACCGCTCGTATTGATCTTTTTTACTTGGCTTTGCCGTTGCCTTTGGCTTTTCGGCTTTTGCCATATGGCCTCTCAGTGACCAGTCGTTCGATAGGTCAATCGCTTGCCGACTGCACCTTGAACCGCGCGGGCGGTCCGCTCAACGTCATCTATCGCACCGACTACGGCGACGCGGAGACCAACGCGATCATCCGCAACAGACAGCAGCAGGACCTCGAGCTGCAGGGCTTCGCCGTCATCCTCAAGTCCGTGCACGACGGCACGGCGAAGTAAGGCCGCCTCCTTCCCATCCCGGGGAAAAACATCTACAGATAAGCGGAAATGGCAAAGGCACCGAGCAAGGGCCGGGGAGCCGGCACCCCGAACAAGCGCAGGACCGAGGCGCTCGAGCGGGCGCGGCTGAACGTCGAGAACGCGCGGCTGTCCCCGGCGCGCGGCGGCGAGCCGACCCAGCAGCTCAAGAAGCTCGGCAAGGACATGCTCGAGGACTACATGATGGCGTTCCACAACCAGGCGGTCGTCTACCAGCCGCTGCCGCCGGGCGTCGCGATCCCGGGCCGGACGCCGGACCCGGACAAGTTCAAGGAGTGGGGGATGCTCGTGGTGACGACGGCGAAGGCGCTGGCGGAGTTCCAGAGCCCGAAGTTGCGGGCGGTCGTGCTGTCGGCGCCGGCGAACGACCTGCCGCCGCCGCGCGAGGTCGGGGGCAACGTGGTCGCGCTGAACGACCCGAACGCGATCGCGCGGGTCTACCAGCGCCTCGTCAAGAGCGTCCGATGACCCGCTACCAGATGCGCCGCATCCAGCTCCTGAAGGGCTGGCGAATCCCGACCTCGATGGAGTGGCTGTTCTGGCCGATCGGGTACGCGATGATGGACCCTGAAGGTCGTTATCGCCGCATTCTCAAAGCGGGGGTCACGTGGGGACCGGATGCCAACTTCTTGCCACGCCGGTTCTCGATCACTAACCGGGACGCGTTCATGGCGGTGCTGCAGAAGCTCGGGGCCGTCAAACAAAAGGGAACCGCTCAATGACCAACAGCGAAGCAGCACGCAAGCTGAGCGCCAAGGAAGCGCACGATCTGGGACAGATCATCAAGGATCGTGCCAAGGTGCTTCGCGCCCATGCCGATGAGCAGGCTGCGGCGTGCTTGGCTGACTTCGAGAAAAAGATCAGCGCCACGTTCGCCTTCGATTCGGACGACGTGTGGAAAAAGGCCGCCGAGGAGGCGGCCAAGGTGATCGCCGAAGGCAACGCCAAGATAGCCGAGCGCTGCAAGAAGCTCGGAATCCCGAAGGAGTTCGCTCCCGGGCTCCACCTGAGCTGGAGCGAACGCGGCCAGAACAGGACGGAGAGCAGGAGAACCGAGCTTCGCAAGCTGGCGATCAGCGAGATCGAAGCGATGAAGAGGGCCGCCATCACGCGGATCGAGCGGCAAAGCCTCGACCTGCGGACCCAGGTGATCTCAATGGGCGTCCTGTCCGGGGAGGGCCGCTTGTTCTTGGAAAGCCTCGCCCCGGTGGAGGAGGCCATGACCGGAATCGACTTCGCTGCCATCGAGGCGAAGATGCGGGAGAGCGAGTCGAAAAGGCTCGCGAACCGCAACGCCAGATTGCTCGGCTACGACTAAAAAACGGGAGCAGAAGCGATGATGTGGATCAGGAAGGCGATGCACGAGGCGTTCGTCTGGGGGATGCTCGCGCTCGCCGCGGCCTGCGTCCTCGGGGTCGCCGTCGTCGTGACCTACGGCATCGCGCACTTCGCCGGCGCGTGGTGAGTCCGTGACGGCAGGAATATACTCGATTACGGCACCTTCCGGGCATCAGTACATCGGCGGGTCCGTTACAATGGAAGCCCGCTGGCGGCAGCACCGGCACAAACTGGCTCACGGCAAGCACGTCAATGCCGCCCTTCAGAGCGCCTGGAACAAGTACGGCCCGGCCGGAATAAAGTTCGCAGTTCTGATAGTTTGTCGTGCTGAAGATGTTTTGTTGTTTGAGCAGCTCGCCATTGATGCATTTTCTCCGCACTACAACGTTTTAAAAATCGCCGGACGTTCGATCGGATGGAAGCATTCGGACGCGACGAAAGCCGGATTCAGGGCCTCTCGGATCGGTAAAAAACGCGGCCCGATGAGCGCAGAAACGAAGGCTAAACTCCGGAACGCTCTGCTTGGTCGATCCTACGGACCACTCTCAGATGAGCATCGAGCCCGACTGTCGAGCCTTAACAAAGAACGCATGAAAATCGCAGAGGTGAGGGATCATCTATCGCGGTTGAATCGAGGCAAGACCCTCACCGAAGAGCACAAGAAAAAAATAGGTAAGGCCAACAGCGGCAAGAGCCCGAGCGAAGGCGCGCGCGAGAAAATGGCAGCCGCGAAGCGGGGAACAAAGCAATCCGAGGAAACGAAGGCCAAAAGGCTCGCTTCGTATTTGAGGACGGTCGCGGAGAGAAACCGTGCTGCATGAGGACTTCGATTTCAAAAATCCTGATTATTCGAAGGCCTTCAATCAACGCATCGCTTTCATCGAAAAGATGCGGCGTCATCCAGAGGACCTGCCGTCTCTGAAGGCCTATTACAAGGAACATCCGGCCGATTTTATTTCTGATTTTGGCGTGACGTTCGACCCTCGCAATGCGGAGCGGGGATTGCCCACCCTGATCCCGTTTATCCTATTCCAGCGCCAGCGCGAGTGGATCGACGACGTCCTTGCCCATTGGCGAGCACAGAAACCGGCATTATACGAAAAATCGCGCGATATGGGTGTCTCCTGGCTCGCGATGGCGCTCTCGTGCACCCTCTGCTTGTTCTACGACGGGCTCGCGATCGGCTTCGGATCGCGCAAAACGGAGTATGTCGACAAGATCGGAACGCTGAAACCTCTGCTGCCGAAGGGCAGGATGTTTTTGGAGCATCTGCCGGAAGAGTTTCGCGGCGGTTTCGTTCCTTGGCGGGACGCGCCCTTCATGAGGATTATGATTCCTTCTACTGGGTCTATCATAGCAGGCGAAGGTGGCGATCAGATCGGACGCGGGGACCGCACCTCGATGACCTTCATCGACGAAGCGGCCCACCTTGAACGGCCAGAGCTTGTTGAGGCGGCGCTCTCACAGACGACAAATTGTAGAATCGACATGTCGAGCGTGAATGGTATGGCGAATCCTTTCGCGCAAAAACGATGGAGCGGGAGAGTCGACGTTTTTATTTTCGACTGGCATTCCGACCCACGAAAGGACGAGGCGTGGTACGCCAAGCAGTGCGACGAGCTCGACCCGGTCGTCGTGGCCCAGGAGATCGACCGCGACTACTCGGCCTCGGTCAAGGGCATCGTGATCCCCGGGGCTTGGGTCCGCTCGGCGATCGACGCCCGCGAGAAGCTCGGGATGGCGCCGGCCGGCCGCCGGGGCCTGGCCTTCGACGTGGCCGACGAGGGCGACGACAAGGATGCGATCGTCGAGGCGGTCGGGATCGAGATCACCAACAGCGAGGAGTGGAGCGGCAAGGGCGCCGACGTGTTCTTCTCGACCGAGATCGTGATCGAGATCTGCGACGAGCAGGGCTACCGGGAGTTCCGCTACGACGCGGACGGCATCGGCGCCGGGGTGCGCGGCGATGCCAGGGTCATTAACCAGCGCCGGACGGCCAACGGCGCGCTGGCGATCGCGGCCGTCGGCTACCGCGGGTCGGAGGCGGTGCACGACCCGGAGGGCGTGGTCGAGGGGACAATCGGGCTCGACGGCGACAAGGGGCGCACGAACCAGGACTACTTCGGCAAC